GTGGATTACGACGCCGGCGACACCGTCTATTATGCGGTGGGCCGCCCGGGTGAGGTGTACTACATGTTCCTGGCAGCCAGTCAAACCGTCGTGAGGGGCGTCACCCAGCTCCAATCGGACGGCGCCGGGGCGGTGACCCCAGTGACCGTGGATGCAACCACGCTGGAAAAGTCGGTCGTCGGCATCGCCGATGAAGACTTGACGGCGGGAGTGAGCCGCGCTCGCCTGCGCGTGATGATCACCTAAACCAGCCAACGGCAGATCATTCAAAACCAATCAATTAACGAGGAGGTAACAAACATGGCTGAAATTGTTCAGGCAAACTCTGATGAGGCCTTGAAGCTGATGATGACCGGCCGCCGGCCGCTGATGCGTCAGAACGGCGATCAGATGGAAATGGTGGTCAACGAGCAGGGTTTCCCGGTGGTGGGTTACCGTGACGGCCTGGCGGTGCATTCGCTGCTGCGCAAGCAGGAATGGGAAGAGCTGGACCGGGCGGTGATCCGCGCGGTGAAGCTGCGCCAGGTTGCCGTCGCCGACCTGCGCTCGCGCGGGCTGGTGCAGCAGCTCGGCGGCCTGGGGACGCTGGTCAGCCAGTGGAACGTGGCCAGCGAGAAGTCGCGCCCGGTGGTCAGCATGGACGGCCGCACCCAGGGCAAGAAGGACCGCATCAACAAAAAGCTGTACGGCGTTCCGGTGCCGATCATCCACGATTCCTACGAGATCGGGATCCGTGAGCTGGAGGCCAGCCGCAGGCTGGGCGACAGCCTGGATACGACCGAGGCAGAAGAGTCGGGAGCCGAGGTGACCGAAGAGCTGGAGCGCATGCTGTTCAACGGCTACAGCGCGGTGAACGTGGGTGGGAATACCATCTACGGCTACACCACTCTGCCGGCGCGCGATACCGGCACGGCGGCAGCCTACGGCGGCGGCGATTTCGGCACGATCAGCAACGTCTTGCCGACGTTCCTGGGCATGCTGTCGGCGTTGGCGGCCAAGCGCTACCACGGGCCGTTCGGCTGCTACATCGCGGTGACGCAGTACCACCAGATGCTCAGCACGTATACGGATGGCTCCGGCCAGACGGCGCTGCAGCGCGTGGAAGCGCTGCCGCAGATCGAGTACGTGAAGCCGAGCGATTTCCTGGCGGACGGCGTGCTGACGATGACCCAGCTCACGCGTGACGTGGTTGACGTGGCCATTGCGCTGGACGTGACCAACCGCGAGTGGACCTCTGAGGATGGCATGGCGCTGTTCTACAAGGTTCTGCTGGCGATGGTGCCACGCCTGAAGACCAACCACTCCGGGCAGGCCGGGACCGCTCACGCAACGGGCTGCTAAAACAGGCTGCTAAGAGGAAAACTCCATGAGCGATAAAAAGTGCACTTACCAAGTTAAGGCAGACCAGGTGTGGGGCCCGGGTGACAGCCACCACGAGGGCGATGTCGTCAAACTGACGAAGTCCGAGGCGGAAGGCTTCCTGGATAAGCTAGAGCTGGTCTCGGTACTGCCGATCAGCGATGATCACGACGCCGATCTCGGCGATGCTCCAGAACCTGGTGACATCCCCGAAGGCGACGTGGATCCCCCAGACGTGGATCCCCCCGCCGAAAGCAGCGATACTGCAGCGCAGCCCCCAGCTAAGAAGGGAAAGCGCGGATGACAGCACGGGTCACGGCTGAGCAGGTAATGCAGATTATCAGCACTGATTTGACAGAGGCGCAGATCGAGGCGTTCGTCAATTCGGCGAATGTGCTGATCGATTCTGTACTGCTCGACCGGGATCTGCCGGCAGCGGTGCTGACGGAGATCGAGCTGTGGCTGAGCGCGCACTTCCTGAGCATGCGAGACCAGCGCGTCAAATCTGAGCGCGTGGACGAATACTCGGCGACGTTCCAGGGCGAGACAGGGATGGGCCTGAAGGCGACGACATACGGCCAACAGGCCCTGGCCCTGGACTACAGCGGGACGCTGGAGAACCTGGGCAGAAGCCGGGCTGTTATCGAGCTGGTGTGATCTCCTGGAGGAATGATGGCACTTCGGGATTATTTCATCCACCAGTGCACGGTCCAGGAAACGACGACAAGCCGGGGCGCGTCCGGCCAGGTCATTGACACATGGTCCGATAAGACCGAACTCATTGACGAGCCATGCCGGCTGCTCACGAAAGAGGAGCGGATAGCCAGCCCAGAGGGCCTGATGGTGGTGACCACATACACGCTGCTGGTGACAGCAGGGCTGAGCATCACGACGGCCGACAGGATCCGGGTGGTTACGTTGGAGGACGGCAGCGAGTTGGGGCCGTTCCGAATCTCCAGTGTGCTGCCACGAACCGGGCGCAAAGCGCAACATCACATGGCGCTATTGCTGAAGGTGGTGGACTGATGGACGGAGTGATCGTTACGAGCGCAGCGCAACTCTCGGAGACGATCCGAGGGCTGGCAAAGCTGGTGGACGTTCCGACGTTCCAGAAGTGCCTGATGCAGGGCGGCCACGTCTTCGAGGCGGAGATCAAGGATAACATCAAGCGCCATCACCTGATCGAAACACGGCACCTGACGAATGCGACGACGACAGAGCCAGAAAGCACGGACGCGGTGACGATCGGGCCGAGGAACGTGATCTACGCAGCGATCCACGAGTACGGCGGGACGATCACGCCCAAGCAGGCGAAATTCCTGGCGGTGCCGCTGACGGGAGAGGCAAAATCAGCGCGCTCTCCGAGGCGGATGCCAGGCCTGACAGTGCGGATCAGCAAGGGCGGCAAAAGCGGGGTGCTGCTGGCAGGCGACGTGGCGCAATATGCACTGGTGAAGTCCGTCAAAATCCCAGCCAGGCCCTACGTGCGGCCAGCGTTCGACCAGAAGGTAACGCAAGCGGTGAACGCGACCGGGAATGCGGTGCTGAGGGTGCTGCATGTCAACAATTGACGAGGCGGTGTACGGATACCTGGCAAACCTGGGCGGGCCGGCCGGCGACCGATTCTACCCGGTGATCTTGCCCGAGGGCGTAACCTATCCGGCGGCGACGGTGACGATTATCAGCCCGGTGCCGGATTACGTGCAAGAGGGCGAGTCGGGGTTCCAGGAGAGCCGGATGCAGTTCGAAGCGTGGGGCGAACTGGAAGAGGCAAAGACGCTGGCGGCATGGATCCGGGCGCAGGTGAGCGGGAGGAAGTTCACGGCTTCGGGCGTGACCGTTTACTGCGGATACCTGGAAGGCGGGCCGATGGACTTCGATGAGACGCTGCGCAAGTGGCGGATCGTGCAGGATTACCTGCTGGAGCATAACAATGGCTGACACGACAATGTACCAAATCGGGCAGTGGAAAGGGCTGACACAATACAAATGCCTACATTGCCCGTTCGATTCGCTGGAGATGGACGATGCGATCCGCCATTACTTGCTGAAGCATGCTTCCAGGGCAGGAGATACGCCAGCGCCGAGCGTGTTGGTGGCGGACCGGAACGGCAACCTGGTGACCCAGCAGGCTCCCCCCCCCGCGGTGATCGTAACGGTGGAAGATCCCGAATCGGGCGAGGAGATCACGGTGCCGGTGGAGGATGAGGATACGGCGCGGGCGATCCTGACGGCCATGGCCGAGCCGGAAGAGCCACCCGAAGACGATGACGTTGCCCGTCGGGCAACGGGGAAGCGGCGCAAGCCGTCAAGAAAAGCCATTTGAGGAGGTAAACCCTATGGCACGACAGACACATACTGCAAAATCAGTGTTGGGAACAAAATCCAACGCGTATACCGCAAACCTGGCAGATTTCACCTTCACGGCCGCGGACGCGGCCAATTTTGAAGAGGTGGCGCTGACCGGGAAGGAGCTCGTCCTGGCCATCAACTCTGACGTGACGAACCCTTATACGGTGACCATCGAGTCGGTGGTAGACGACCTGGGGCGCACCGGGGATATCACCACCTACAGCCTGGCGGCCGGCGAATACGCCGTGTTCGGTCCATTCACCCTGGAGGGTTGGCGCCAGTCGAACGGCAAGCTGAACTTCAAGGGCAGCAACGCGGCAATCAAGTTCGCGGTAATCAAGTACGGTTAGAGGAGGTGAGCCATGACGACAAGCGCAATCAGCAGCCACGGCACGCTGATCAAGATCGGCGACGGGGCGACGCCGGAGGTTTTCACCAGCATCGCCATGGTGCGGGACATCGGCGGCATTGACATCAGCCAGGAAGATGAGGATGTGACCGACCAGGACAGCGGCGGATGGACGGAGTTCATCGGGACGCTGTTGAGCCTGGGCGAGATCACGTTCGGGCTCAACTTCCTGCCAACGAATGCCACGCACAGCTACAGCAGCGGCCTGATCGAAGATGCGGTGAACAACACGAAGCGCAATTTCCAGATTGTATTCCCGGACAGCGGCAACACGACCTGGCCGTTCTCGGCGCTGGTGAAGAAGGTGGCGATCAAGGCGCCAGTGAAAGGCGCTCTGCGGGCCGACGTGACGCTGCGCCCGACCGGCGTGCCGACCCTGGCCGGCTAAAAAATACCCTGGGAGGTGCGCATTCATGACGAGAAGGCCGCGCGTTTTATTGTTTCCCCGAGTTGCGCGGCGCGCTCCCCCAGGGTAATTCCCCTCACCCCCGGCCCCTCTCCCAAGGGGGAGAGGGGGGTAGGGCTTGTAAAACTTATTATGTGCTCTGATCAGGAGACCCTATGAGCGACTATTTGACACGTGAAGAAATCCTGGGGATGCAGGATATCCCGTCAGAAACCGTCCTGGTGCCAGAATGGGGCGGGAAGAAGGTGCTGGTGCGCGGGTTGACCGGCACCCAGCGGGATGAGTTCGAGGAGCTGTCGCTGGTGCGGCGCGGGAAGCGCCGGGAAGTCAACCTGCGGAACATGCGCTCCCGGCTGGTGGCTGCTTCGGTGGTTGACCCTGTCTCGGGGAAGAAGATTTTCCGGGAAGAGGATATTCCGGCGCTGGGCGATAAGTCGGCGGCAGCGCTGCAGCGGGTGTTCAACGTGGCGATGCGGCTCTCCGGCATCTCTGACGAGGATGTGGAGGAGCTGGCAAAAAACTCCGACGACGCCCAGAGCGACGATTCTGGTTCCGGCTAGCACAGGCCCTGGGCGGTACGACGGTCGCCGAGCTGCAACGGCGGATGAGCAGCCGGGAGTTCAGCGAGTGGATGATCTTCGACCGGCATGAGCCGATTGGGGGACGGCGTTTGGATTGGCTGGCAGCGCGGATCATGGCGCTGATGGCCAACCTGATGGCAGACCGAAAGAAACACCCGGAGGCGTTCGAGGTCGAGGATTTCCTGCCGAAATTCTGGCAGGAACCCGACGATGACGAGGACGCCGCCGAAGAAGAGGATGAAGGGATGCCCTGGCAAACAATGCTCTCTATCGTGGAAGCGATCAACAAGGCGATGGGCGGAAAGCCCCTGCAGGGCAACGGCGACCAAGAGAACGGTCGCCGGGAGAATTAGCCTATGGCGACGTTGGCTACGCTGCTGATCAAGCTATCGGGCGACATCAGCGATTACCAGAGCAAGATGGGCCAGGCGGCGAAGATCGCCGACGATACCGGCAAAATCCTGACCAACGTGGGGGATAAGCTGCTGGGGGCCGGCAGGATGATGACGGCAGGCGTTACGATGCCACTGGTGGGAATTGCCGGGGCGGCGGTGAACGCGGCGAGCAACCTGGACGAAGCAATGAACAAAGTGCAGGTGGTGTTCGGCGAGTCGGCAGAGGTGGTCGAGGAGTTCGCGAGCAGGTCGGCGACGAGCCTGGGTATCTCTGAGCGGGCGGCGCTGGGGGCGACGGGAACGTTCGGGAACCTGTTCCTGACGATGGGATTGGGGCAGGAGCCGGCGGCGCAGATGTCTATGGATCTGACCACGCTGGCAGCCGACCTGGCGAGCTTCAACAACCTGGACCCGCAGATCGTGCTGGACAAGCTGCGATCGGGGCTGGTGGGGGAGGTGGAGCCGCTGAGAACGCTGGGGGTCAGCCTGAGCGAGGTAACGGTACAAGAGAAGGCGCTGGAAATGGGGCTGGCGGAAACGGCGGAGGAGCTGACCCAGGCGGATAAGCTGATGGCGCGCTACCAGCTGATCATGGAGCAGACAACGACGGCGCAGGGGGACTTCGCCCGGACGGCGGACGGGGTGGCGAACAGCACGCGGATCGTGCGGGCGCAGGTGGAGGACGCCGCGGCGGCACTGGGGGAGCAACTGCTGCCGTACGCGAAAGAACTGCTGCAATGGGCGAGCGGGATGATCGAAAGATTCCAGGCGCTCAGCCCGGAACAGCAACAGCAGATTGTGCAGTACGGGGCGATCGCGGCGGCGATCGGGCCAGTGCTGATGATATCCGGGCAGTTGATCAGCACGACGGGCAGCCTGATCTCGTCGGCGAGCCAACTGCCGGCGCTGCTGGATAAGATCGGGATGTCTGGAGCAACGGCAGCGGGTGGACTGGGGCTGGCCGTGGCGGTGATCGGCAGCCTGATCGGGGTGCTGATCGCATACAACAACGTGCAGAAGCAGGTGGAACAAGGCACCCAGCAGGCGGACGACGCCTGGGCCGAATTGTTTGGGACGATGACGGCCGAGGGGGCTAGCGCGGCGGAAATCCTGAGCGCTTACGGACAAAAGCAGGCGGAGGTCAACCAGATCATTTCAGAGGCTAACCCGGTAGTACAGGCGTTCCTTGACGGGCAGATGCTCATGATGGGAAACACGGAGGCGCTAAGCGATGCCCTGGCGACAGCGTCAGGGTCCTACGAGGAATACGTGGCAGCGATGAAGCAGGCAGCGGCAGCGGCATACCTGGAGGTGGATGCAGAAGGGAGGCTGGTGAGCACGCGCGAGGAAAGCGGGGTCACGATCACCGAGATCAAAGACTCGACCTATGCGATGAGCGAGGCCGAGTTCGAGGCAGAAAAGCGGGCGAATGCGTTGAGCGAAGCCGAGCAGTTTTTGGACGACTCACTGCGGGCGAACCAAATGGACCTGGAGGCGCAGGCCGAAACGATGAGCGACGAGCTGCTCCCGGCCATCGAGAGCGTGGAAGACCGGACACGCCGGCTGAATAACGAATTCGATAACCTGCAAACCCTGATCGCGGGGCCGCTGGGTAACGAGATGGAGCAGTTCACGGAACGGACAGAGGACCTGGCGAACCAGGCAGCCGATCTAGAGGAAAGCATTGCCAAGCTGGAGGGACAATCGTGGTTGTCGAAGGCGCAAAAGCAGGAATTGGAAGACCTGCGCACGCAGTTAGAGGAGGTGACGCTGGCGATTGATGAAGAGGCGCGGCGACACACCGCGGCGACAAACCAGATCGTCTTCAACCTGACGCAACAGCGATTGGCGCAGAGTGGGATTGACCCAGCAGCGCAATTAGCCATTCTGACCGACCTGGCCGAGCGGTTGGGGATGACGGATACTGCAACGGGAACATTGACGACGGCAATTGATGGTCTCCTGCAGGCGGTCACTCCTGATAACATGGAAAATTTGGGTGCTGCAACGGCATACCTAGCCGAGGCGGCGCTGGATGGGGCTGTGAACGCAGCAGAAGTCGCGAAGGCTCTGGCTATTCTCGATGGGATGGAAGTGAATGCAACAGTGATCGTCACTACAATCGGCGAGGTGTATGAGGGAGAACAGGGCGGTCATAAATACGCGGCGGAGGGATACCAGGGATGGGTGACCCGGCCGACCACATTTACGGTGGGAGAGGAAGGGCCGGAGTACCTGTCGGTGACGCCGCAAGGGGAGATGGCAGATCTGAGCGCCATGCCCAGCCAACCGATGGGGGGCGGCTATATGTTGAGCATCGCTCCGGGGGCAATCGTGATCGAGGGGGCGGACGATCCGATGGCGACGGCGCGGGCAGTGGTGGAGGAGCTGAAGCGAGAAACGAGGTCGGTGGTGGACGAGGCGCGGGCCAGGGGTGAACGATGAGCTATACGCTGGTGTCGTTCGGCGGTGTGGCGCTGCCGACCAAACGGACGATCACGGACGTGGGAGCGGGGGACGCAAAGGATGCCTTCCAGGAGTTGCCGGGCGGCGGGATGTACGATGGATTTGGAAGCGACGAAGCGCCGGAGGAAGAGACGGTCATCTCGCACACGGGCACGCTCGTGGGCAGCACGGATATCAATCTAAGTGCCCAGTCGCGAGCGTTGAAGGCGGTGCACCGGACCGAGGGGGTGCTGGTGCGGGCACTGCCGGACGGGACACAGGAATGGTGCACAGCGCGCATGACCGGGTTCCGGTCGACGCGCTCAGTGAAGAACACGCGCCACATCGAAATTGCGCTGAAATTCAAGAAAAAATCGGCGAACTGGAACGGAGCGAATTATTTCGCATGGAAGCTGGACAGCGGATATAAGTTGAACAGCGGCCTGAAATTGAACTCGGCGCCGTTCCTGTTTACGCTGGATGTGTCGCCGAAAACAGTAGTGGTGGTGAACGGCGGCGATGCGGTGGTGAGAAACTGCATCATCACGGTGACGGCAGGGACGGCGGCCATCACGGCGCTGACCATCGCCATTAGCGGGGTGGTGGACCTTGATTACACAGGAACGATCGCGGCGGGGGAGAGCCTGGTGGTGGACTGCGGGGCGGTCTCGGTGGAGAACAACGGCAGCCCCGACTCGGCTCATTGGGTTTTGGCCAGCGGGCATGCGAGCGAGGACTGGCTGCCGCTGGAGCCAGGGGATAACTCGATCGTGGTCACGAAGACGGGCGGGGACGTTGATTCGGTGATCAAGTTCGAGTTCTACGATGGATGGAAGTGATAGTGATCAGTCAGCAGTTATCAGTGAACAGTAGTGAGGTGAAGGATGACAACGAATTATCATACGCCGATCCCGAGCAGCCCGCCGCAAGATGCGGATGCGGCGACGTTTAACAGCGTGTACAGCGAGTTGGATACGGCATTGACCCTGCTGGGCGGCGGCAGCAGCGCGACCGATTATTTCATCCTGGCGCACTTCCTGGGGGCGCTGGCGAACATGCGAGGAAATCCGACCTATGACGCAGTGTATACCGATGTGGTCGAGACGGTGAACGTGTATTGGCCAGATCTGAGCGAGGGCACTTATACGGCGGTGACGATTGACGGCACCTGGCTGGAGCCAACGGAGGGGACGCTGACGCATGTAGCCAGCGGAAAAACGTTGACTTCCAGCGGGGTGGTGCGTAATGCGGCGGGGGGGAGAACGACAAAAA